AAAAACCCTCCATTTTGGAGGGTGAAAACTATGCTTTATTTTCTAGCGCTTGAACTCGTGAAACGATAGCAGCAAGCTCTTGTTTTGAAGCAAAAATGTTTTCTGCTTGATGGCCAGTGATGAATGAATCACCGCCATTTTTTAGTTTCTCATCTATCAGGGCATCAATTCCAAGTTCTAGATGCTTTTCCTTGATGTTGGTTGTCATCTGAGATTGAAGAGCGCTGTAGGTCACAAATGTTTGATACGATTGATCTGATGTCAAATAGTTTGTTAAGTCAACAACCTCTGGATGTGCTTGTGGTCTATTTTCCAGTGTTTCAATTCTCTTGATGATTTGGCTGTCGTTGTAAGGCTGAATTTGATGTGTGGCCATGTATGCAGCTATTTCTTCCTGAATGTTGACTTTATCAATTTCAACAATGTTGCTTATTTGATAATTTTCAATGGATTGAATTATATCAATTTTAGCACTCTTATCGCTAGGGAAGATGAAACCATCACATTCAACCTCAACTTGATAGATGCCTGTAGGTAGAATTTTTTCAAGTTTGAACTGAATTTTAGAATTTTCTACAACAGTTTCAATTGTCTTCTTTCCTTTGGCATTTGCTATTTTGATCTTAGCGTTTTTGCCATCAAGAGAGCTGAATTTGTTGCCATCATAGTCTAATAATTCATATTCAAAGATGGATGAGGAGTCACCTTGCTTGATGACTTCCCCACCTTTTGTCTGTTTCAGATTAGTTGAATTTTTTCCGCTCATCTAAATCCTCTTATTCTACAAATCACAGAGATCTATTTAAAAGATCCAAAGTCTGTGATGCGTTGCCCGTTTTCAGACTGTCCTACAGCCACATATCTACGATTTCCAGAACCGCCAATGTAAGAGATCCAAATGTAGCCATCATTGTCAATCCATCCATCATAGTTGATTTCTTGACCTACACTATACACAGCTACAATCTCAGCTCCAATACCAGCTTCAGCTCGTACATTTAGAGCAGATACTTCAACAGTGAATGTTCCTGTTTCTGGATGGAATCCATTTGATTCAATTGTCAATGGTTCTGATGGTTCTGGCTGTTCAAATGCCACAGATGTGTCATCAGTTGGGAAATAGAACCATCCAACAATTCCATCAAAGTTGCGTGTATTGTATCGGGCTGGACCTCCAACATATAGGGAGTCAGCATTGCCATCAATATTCTGTTCAATAGTTCGCATAGTGACTCCATCGCTGTCCTCGATCACAATTCCTGTGTGACCGTATGGATGGCCATACAGATATTGTGTGTCCATGACAAAGATGGCTCCTGCTCGTGGATTGACTCCTACTGCGTCATATACTACTTCATATCCTAAACCTGCGGCTGAATTAAGTAAGTCAATAGCATTTCCCCATAGAGCTTTCCCGAAGAAGTTTATAGAAATTGAATTTGGTAGGTCCACACATTGGGTTCCGTATGAACCATCTGCATCAGCTCCCACACCTTGATCAGCCAAAGATTCTGAATAGTTTAAAATATCATTTGTTGCTACCATTTTAGAGCCTCATTTCTTCCATTGTTCATTTGCTTTTTTCACAGCGGCTTCAATGAATGTGTTCAATTGGTCATTGGTCAAATTGATGTTATATGCTTCTAGTCCTTCAATCAAGCTAGTTTTAGCATGCTCCATCTTATCCTTTCCGTGGATGTCCAATGTCCCTGCTACTTGTTCAGTGGCATTTACAGCGTTATTTGCAAGGATTTCAGCCACTTCAAGAGCTTTCTTCCCTCCACGAGTCAAGAGATATTTCTTGACTGCCTGAACAACAATTCCAACCAAAATTACAAGAATACTCATTGCGCTACTTGTTACAATATCAGTGATTTGATTCATTTTTCTTTTCTCCTCTTTTGATTAGTTTACTAGGCTCTTCCAAGCCATCTTTTAACTGAAATTTCTCATGATCAATATTTTGTTTCACAAGACGATCTAGACCAGGTATCTCAACCCCTAAAGCTGAAAGGCTGGCAAGGATGCTTGAACCGTATGCTGCCATCATTGCGACAATAAAGGCATCAACTACAGGTCCAAGATTCATGTATAGGGCGAATGGATAGCCGATGGCTGTGATTAAAATCATAGCTGTGTGACTTACTAGCCCTTTCCTCCATTTTCTACTTGAAAACTCATGATAGGCCCACGCTCTAGCTACCCCTAAAACGATATCTAGAGCAACAATGGCCATCAAGAGAAATACAATCATGTGTTCATCAATTCCGTGATCATAGAAGTCACGTACTACTTCGATAATTCCAAAAATTCCATCTGGTTCTTGATACATCAATCACACTCCCTTCAATTAGGATTCAGGCTGTGCTACTGGTTGAGTTTCAAGATCTCCTGATGGTTTGTTTTGTTTCTCTTCTTTGGGAACTTCCCAATTGTAGATTGCAAGTTTCCCGTTCTGGAGAAGTGGGCCTTTCAAGTCTTTGATGGATTCACCATTGTAAGTGAAATCATAGTTGACTTGAACAAGAACACGTTTTCCTTCACTAAATTTTTCAGTGTGATCTGGATCAATCAAGGTGAAGATATCATGCTGTTTGTAGGTCTTGCCTACCTGAGCAGCTTCCACAAGCTCAAGCGCTCGCTTGTAGAGAGTTGGATCAAGTGGATTGTCTTGATTGGTCACAGCTACAAGGACAGACCAATCAGCAAGAGCTTTGTTATTTTGGATTAGGACATCTTTCTTTTCGTTCTCTTGAGTGAGTTCTTGAATTTTCAGGATTGCGTTCTTATTGGCATCAACAGACTTGTCAAGCTCTTTCTTGAGGGCCACAATAGCGCCAGATGGATCTAATTCCATTCGGACGAGATTTAGAACAGCTTCCACAAGGGTTGATTCTTCATCTGCCATGCGATTGTTTGGAAGAGATTCCTCAAATACCCGATATGGATAATCTTGCTTGATGGAAACCTTTGTGGCATTCGCTACGGGATCATAGGCTTTGAACTGTACTTTATAATTCATTAAGCATTTACCTCATTCTTGTTTTTAACTTCTTCAAATAGGTCCTTCAAATCTTTGTCAGATTCCAGAACAGAGCGATAGATTTCTAGTTCTTTGAGGAGCTGTTGTTTCTCCTGTTGTGATTCGGTCAATCGTGCTTTGAACTCAGCTTCATTGATTGACTTACTGGCCAATTGATTGGCTAGATCTGTGATGATTGATACATAAGTGTTTTCTTTCATTTTGTTACCTTTCTAGATTCCGAATTTGTCAAAATCTCTTAATGAATTAGCTACTGCGTTTCTAATGGAACTATGAAGAGCTGTTCTCATAGGCTTCCCATTTTGAGGGGTGAAGTCATCAGTTGCAAAGCCAGCGTTGACAAAGTGCTGAAGCGCTGTTCTGAGAGTTCTCAAAGCTTGTCTGAGCCACACACCGTTGTTTCCATTGTTAATGAGTAGGAAGTCACCAGCTTGTATGTTGGTATTTCTTCCATTGGTACCGTATGGAGCAATTGTTGTTCCTCCCCAAGTGGTTATTCTCCAACCATAAGGACTGCTTCCAGTGGCTTGGTCATAATTGTAAGAGTGAGTAAAGTTGAATCTATCGCCTACAAATGTGACCTTATCCGCATTGTCATGATCTCCTGTACCAACTCCCTTGATGGTATCAACAATCATTCCATTGAATCCACCTTGATCCCAGTGACTTCTGATGTCATTATCCCGACGGTCAGCGCCAATAATGGCTTTTGAATTGATGTAGCGTCTTCCGTTTATTGTCACATCATCATTCCGGAAGAAAAGCCCTTGGCTAGAAGCGTTTGCTTGATCCCGGAAAACTCCTGTGAAGTTATCGTAGAAAGACAATCTTCCATTGTCTAGATCAAAACTAGATACACCAGAGTTTGCGGTCAATCTTCCGCCACGGATATCATTTGCGGAAACTCCAACAGATGTCAGTTGAGTGATGAATGCCCTCTGTGAAGCCAGTTCTCTGATGAAGGCTTGATTTGATACAAGCTTATTGATCATTGCAGAGTCCACTAAAATCTTATCTGCTGTGACTGCATTGCTGGCCAGAATCTGAGTAGTGACTGATCCTGATTCCATGTGTCCTGTCCGAACGCTCTGAGAGGCCAGATGCCGGCTTGTGATTGATCCATCAACTACCATATCACCTTTTACCTTGATCAATTTTGCGATCAAAGCAATAGCTTCTGGTTCTTGTACCAGCAATGAACTGATGGTCCTTCCGTTGATGGTCTTGCCTGTACCAAATGAAATCTGGCCATCTGTGATGTTGATGTCTGTTTTTTTTAGGACTCCATCAAATTGGCTGACAATTGTTGCTACTTGGCCATCAATTGATTGTTTGTAATTTGCAAAGCGCCCGTTGATGCTGTCTTTGAAATCATCTAACTTGTCATTGATGACAGAATTTTGACTGGATAGCCTCATTCCGAATTCGGTTGAGAATGTTGATATTTGCCCATCAATTCCTTGTTTGAACTCAGCAAGTTTGGCTTCAATCACGGATGAACCGTCATCTGTTGGCGGTTGGTAGGCTCTCTTGATAGATCCTTCATATACATCAATGTCACCAAAGAAAAGGCTTGCTGGTTGTCCGTTTGATGATCCGTTATTGTCAAATCTCAAAAATGCTTCATCATATTCTTCAGAATTGACTGTGAAATAGTAGCGTGTGATTCTATCTTGTGGCACAGTGATCTTGTCAGCAAGCGTGAATACTTTTGAGAAGGTTCCTGTCTCACCTTTCTTCCTTGCTAGGAAGTAGAATGTGGCAGTTTTGAGATTGTCTGATCCAATCGCATCAAATGAAATAGTGTATGTGGTATTCCTCTTGATGCTGAAGCGTTGGGATGCTGCAACTTTTTCACTGCCTGTTGAATTATCAAGCTTAAAGAGTTTTCTGGATTCGTTGTAGTAGATTTGATTGGTTGATGTGGTCACTTCTGGACTCTTACCTGGTTCATAGTAGCCCCAACCCTCTACATTTTGAGGATTTCCGCTGTTTTTAAGCAAGTTTTCCCCAGCCTGAACAATTTCATCAAATCTTCTTGTGATTCCAGCGACATCTTCGGTATATTGAGATTTAGCAACATACCCTTGTTCTAGAATCTGTCTGGTTGCTTTTAAAGCATCCACAGCAGCTTTCTCAGAGTATGTCAGCATACGCTGTTCAAGCTCACCGGTTGGACCAGTCTTAGTCTCTAATTTTGTTAATTGAGTAGATAGGCCTTGGATGGTCTGCTCAAATGTTGCTTGCGCTTGCTCTACCAGATAATTTTGATCTTCTGGTGCAGGCTGCCACAAGCGGTCATTGATTCCTTCGTAGAAGTCCAATTCAGTCATGAACATTCCGGACCATCCAGATGGATTGCCTTGGTATTCAAATAGAAAATAACCTTCATCAAATTCGCCAATATTAAACTTGAAAGTGCGTTTTAAAGCTTCGTGAGAGCTAAAGGCAGGAGAACCAGTTTTGTTGAAAATTTCTTGTTTTTCCTCAAAATCCGATGAGGAACCTTTTTTGCGTTTACAAAACGAAATCTTCATATTCTTTGTGTTAGCGTCAAATGCTGTAATATTAAGAATGTAGTCTTTATTTCGTTTAACAATGAAGCGTGGACTTTGAACCATCGCTCCCGGCCTTAGAGAGAACATCCGCTTTTGTCCATTGAAATAGAACTGATGAGATGTAAAGCTCATTCGTCCATTTGGTTCGTTCCAATATTTCAAACCTTCATCTGCTCTTGAGTTCCTGAGCATGTTAGGACCACCACTGACACCAATTGAGGTAAATTCTTCTTTGACACCATTCACGGTATGTTCAACATAAGACCGATCAGCCTTGCCATTGGTCACATTAGTGAGGTCAGAGATGGCTTTCTCAGTCGTTTGCTCAAATCGTGATTGTGCGCCTTGGATCCCGACAAATTGGCTCTGTGCCTGAGCCTTGAAATCATTGATCAGTTTCTGGATGTCTGCATCACTGGTCTTTAATTTGTCAGTAGTAGCTTGCAAACCTTCCATCTTGACTTCAATGCCATTGTATTGAGCTTTGAACTCTTCCACAATTTCATTCTTGTTTGCTTGGTTTGCTGTCGCTATCTTCTCAGTGACTTGAGCTGAGATTTCTTCT